CATGTGGAAGACTATTAAAAACATATGTTTTTAATAGTCTTCCACATGAGAGGAACGTATGAGTGTTCTGTTCTGTTTTCTATTAATTTCTTCTAAAAACCAAAAATTTGAAATTGGTATTATAGTAATCCTCCAATATATAAAGGAAGGCAGAACAACAGAACAATCAACTTGTTCATTATGCCTGTTGCCGCTACACAAACCGAACCTATGTGGGATGTCATAGATAAATTAAATACCGAGTTTGATGAACTTCAGGTAAAAAATAATAAAATAGAAGAAGAACTAATGGGATTCCATCTTGAAAAACATAAAAAGAACAATGAGACTGTCATGCAACTTCAACGATTGTTCCGTATGTGCGATGAGACAGATTGTGCTCACTGGGAAATTCAATATGAGTACATAACCACGGATTTCATGACAGGGTTTAACGACTTTGCCCCTGAATATCCTGTCCTGAATTATCTTAGAGAATACATTTATGGTGATGAAGAAGCGGAATTGGATGACGACATTGATGAATATTTTGGGAGGGGGCGACACGCTCCCCACACGCAACAGGCTGAATCAAGGATTGATGAATTGCTTCGCCAGCGGGCGGCGACGGCGGAGGCGAGGGCGGCGGCGCAGTGGGAGGCATGGATCAACAGGCGGCGTGTATAAAGGTATGGATAGGTAAGTATATAATATTAACATAATAGGAATAGATTTTTTATCTCATATACATGCATATTACCCAAACATAAAAATTTGAAATTTTGTTTGGGTAAAATCTATTACAAACAAATACAAGAACAAAGAACAAATAAACAAACAAACAAAAACTTTTCATTATGGGTCGCGGAAAGACAAGCAGGGGAAAAATTTATCAAGGAGAAATAGCGAGCATCAGTTGTCCCTGTGGTTGGGAAACCTCTTTTAATTTTAAAGACCAAGGATTATGTGAAAGGATGGCTACAAGGGCAAAGAGAAATCATCAAAAGGTATGTCCGCAGATTGGAGATTTTGAAATGGATTATGAGGGAGACTATATAAATACCAAAGAGTTTGGTGTCGCCAGTATGATAAATAATTCATTTAAACGGAATGAAGAAGATATTGAAGCAAGAAAGAAACAAGCGAAGAATCCTGTATAATTATAATCATATCATATATATATTTTTTATGTATATCATTATATAATCATGTCAAAAGTAGAATTAAGAAAAGCAAGAGAAAGGGATATGAAGGAGGTAATAAAAGAACAAGAAATTGAAGATGCAACTGGATTCAGAGGCGACCCTACAATATACTTGATGAGAATGCCAGGAAAAGGATTTGAAAAAAAATATGATGGTGAAATACCAAGTGAATTCAAAGGTAAATTAATGTATGTTTCAGGAGTTCCTGACGGCGGTGTCTATATATACTCAGATGAACTGGAAGGTGAAGTAGCACCGAGAAGACACTCAGCAGAAGAGATAGGAATTATTCATACGGGTATGGATGGGAAAGATGAATATTCCTTTTTTGATACTTTTGATATAAACCAATCAGAAAGAGATATCTATGATGAAGAAGAAATTAGGGAACACTACGAGAAAGAGCATCTCCAACATGCGGTGGGGATTGAGATAGCTCAAATGAGAGATATGAAAGACCTTCCAAGTATAGACCCAAGCACTAATATCACAGATGAAATAAATAAATTACTCTACTCATATCGTATAAGACCACCACCTAAACCAAATCCAGAGCAAGCAAAAGCAATTAAGAACTTACGAGATATAAATGATATCGCAATTAAAGATACTTCATCTAACCTAAAAGGAGATGTAAATAAATTAATGTCTCTTTACGGGATTAGATAATTATATTATATCTATATAAATGGCTTATGGTTCATCACCCCCACCTGCTAAAAAGAAACCTATGACGATGTCTCAACGATTACAAAAGCACTCCGCTCACCATAGTAAAAAACATATGTCTATGATGCGGAAAGATATTAAGGGAGGTATGAGTTTCTCTGCAGCACATAAGAAGGCACAGAAGGCAGTGGGTAAATAAAGAAAAGTTTTCTTTTATTATTTTTTTTCTAATTATATTATACATGAAAAATTATAGTGTATTCGTTATAAATATTTCAGATAAACGCTGGGAAAAGTATTCACAAGATAAGAACAATATATATAATAGATTTCTGGGAGTAGATGGAAGTACATTAGATTTAGAGGAATATAAGAAATATGTATTCTATTGGAACAAATCAGAGAAGGGTCGCAGAGGTGCTATTGGATGTAGTGAATCTCATATGAATATGATGAAATATATATATGAAAATCAACTTAATCATGTTATCGTTATTGAAGATGATGCAATCATAGATTTCTCACGATTACATGAACTTGATGATATAAAAGGATTTTGCTTCATAGGTGGAAGATTACAAGCAACTAAACTAAAAGATGATAATGTATTTCAATCACAAATAAAGAAAACATTAGAATTAAAAAAATTAAATAAAATAGATACAGATAAATATATTGTTACAGGGGCACACGGATTATATTTTGACACGTGGGAAACAGCAAAAGATATCTTTGATGATATACATAAGCAAACCAGAAGAAGAATATCAGATGTTGAACTCAAAAGAATCCAAAAGACTAGACCACATATCATAAATCAATTTATATATCCTGCGATTTCCACCTTACATCTCCCTGATGCAATGGAAGGTTTTACATATAATAAAGATACATCATATAACTTGAAGGATAATAATTATCATTATTAAGATATTTCCTTAATCTCTTCTTGTAATTTCTCAAAGACCTCTTGGGCTATATTCGTCTTTAACATACGAGTTCTTTGTATTTTAAATATTACTGAACTACGCTCAGATACAGCAGCAGGACTTCCATCAGGTTCAGTAATCTGAACATTAATGGACGATAATCTTGTCGGTTTAGTCACCGTGAATTGAATATCGGTTTCAGCAGTAATATAATAATCGCCGACAGGATTTTGTTTTGATACAATTGAGACAATAGGCATACGAGTATTACCCGTCCCATCCACAAAGGATGATGTTCCAGTAATATCACTACGTATATTATAATATCCATTATTCATAGAGATTGGATAATTCTGTGCTGCGATTTGGACAGAGGTCGCCTCTTGATTCACAGGAGGTATCCATCGTATCAATTGTACAGGATTAGGATGTCCCGCTCCACCATGTGCTGTATCAGACACAGGTATCGTATAATTTACGAGTGCCTCACCATTATACTTAGTCACCCCATATTGATTCTGTGCCCACGACTTCGTATCCACACAATCAATCTCAGCATTCGTAGTCACTATATTCAAACTTGATGAATTATTATTATTTACTTGTGTAAGTCGTGTCGTAGATGAAGCATTAAACTGAGAATAAGTAAAACCAAGACGCCCCCAAAGACCTTGGTCCCATGTATCTTCTGTATATCCAAAATCTTCAATATATATACCAGTTGTAGTATCATATATCGTTAAAGGTTCCAAATTAAAATTCAATCTTTTCAATTTCCTTTCTTCCGCTGAACCAGCCAAATAATAACTTGATGCACGATTATATGGAAACTGAGCAGGTGAATACATTTCATATTGTTGCTCTGGATTTATCTTATAGACATCAGGTGCCCCTTCCGCAGCATTAAAATTAGGATTTAATACAGCATCCGCAGGGTCTTTCATCTCTACATTCCCTCGGTTCAAAGGAGTATGTAATTTTTCAAAGTAAAAATAACTTCCATTAAAACCAAGAAGAGGTTTGTCCGCTCCACAATATAATTTATTATTATAAGCAGTTGCATCAAGTTGTGGAGTATTTTCTGTCCTTTCTTCGTCTGCTCCCACCCCTCCAAATAAAGGAAATGTAACCTCAGGTTGAGCAATACCTGAACCAGCAATCCCGGGATTTGAACCTTGATGAAGTGCTCCATTCACCGTAGTGTTAGCATATCCCATTTTACCTTTTCCCGATTGAAGATTAATCATCGCAGTTCCCCAAGCATTCCAGTGTCTGTCAAAACCCATCTTTGTTCCCGCTTTAATTTCAATCTCACCACCTCCATACGTATGGAAAAATACATCGGGTAATCCCACATTTATAGAGGGAGCTGGTGGTTGAGCAGTTTTATCCCATGTTAGTAAATTTGGATAGATTATAATATGATTCGTATTATTACTTACTAAATCACCTGTGATTGTTTTTCCAAATGCTCCATACGTAAATTTACTTGTGGTGAAATTAGTTTTGGAACAAGGGTCGTTATAAAATTCCTCCATTTGTGAATTATCATAGTGAAAGTAAAAAGGACTTGATTGAGTTTTGTCATTATTAATATCCCTATTAAATGTCGCAGGGTCAGCAGGTGGAGTTCCCGCCCTTTGAGATGTTCCTGCATAATTATAATATGATTGTCCTAATTTCCAAAATTCATTCTTCGGTCCCGATGGATTTGCTGGGTCATCAAATCTATTAATGTCAAACGATACAACATCACAATTAGCATATCGTGTATCATCCGCTTGAACGAATGTATCCATATGACAGAATCGTGCAGCACTATTCCCCGAATGATTAATATATGAAGCACCAGTCGCCACATTAAAATAATTATTCTGAGCAGGTGGAAGTATCTGTCTGACTGTCTCACTACTAAATAATTCTGGATAGTTTTTCTGTGACTCTAAAAATGCCTTAAATTTAAGAAGTTGTGGTGAAGGTGTCCGTGGTTCAACTATGATACCCGTGACAGTTCCATCATTTGTCGTAAAGTAAGGAATATCCAAGACCAATCCAGTTGTATTTTTATTCGCCCTTGATAAGTTTTCAGAAGTAGGTATTCCAAAAATATCATTTAATTCACTTCCTGTTTCATATATCTCAGGTCTCTTACACGCGATAAACCTGAATCCATTATAATAATATGATGCTAAATCTTCCGTCTCCTTTTGAACTCCATAAACCTGAGGAACAGACCCTGCCTCTATGACTAAATGAACTCCATCCGCAGGAGCGGTCACATCTGCTAAGGAAGTTGTGGGACCATTATAAAGTGCCCGTTTATACCATTCCTCCTTTTGTAAAAATTCATTACCCGCCTCAAATGTCTTATATGTATTTGACTCTACTCGTTTATTTAATACAAAATCAAGAGCAGGGGCTGTTACTCCCGGAGCAAGTGTCGGCATGTCCTTCTGTGGGAAATCTTCTCTTTCTAACTCACGAGTACTCTGGAATTGTTTTGTTAATGAATCGGCAATATTCTTTGCTGCTGAAAAACCAACATTCGTATTTAAATCTATCCTTTCTCGTTTTATAACATAATCAAAAAACTCAGGTTCTCGTGCATAATAGGGTGGATGATATGTTTTTTGTTTTGCTACTTCAATCTCAGCATCTGTTCCCCAGACTAATCCTGGCTGATTCGGTGATATATTCCTCGTTTTTTCCATAATAGTATATCTCGTGTTATCATTTTTTAAAATAAAATGTATAGGTTCTCCTATAACAGGAGTAGTCGCTGGAAGAACAGGTATTTCATAATTTTTAAATCCTCGTATATCATCAGGAACATATCCATAATAGTTTGAGTCTTGTTTGACTATACCTCCCGCAGGGTCTAATATAGGAAATTCTTGAAGTGTTCTACCCAATCTTGTTGAATCAGGTGACGCCCAAAATTTATCTTCATTAACTGCACTCGCAAGTAAAGCAGAAGTTGTCGGTATAAATCTACGAGGTAATTGGATATAATTTAAACCATCCATTGTCTTATAAAAATTAATAATAGTTGATGCTTCATTATCTTTTAATTCAATAGTCTGTTCTATCGTATCCACATTATCATATATTTCATAGACTTTTTTTACATCGGCAACATACTTAATACTCTGAGCTGTCACTGATGTATATTTAATAGTTTTCGTTTTGTTTAAAGACTTTCCCCTAAACTCAATAGGATTGTCCTGACCAGAACCAACATCATTCACATAAGAACTATATACTGATACTTTATCATTCGGTAATAACATTAATGTACTATTTTGTTTGTTAGTCCATGATGATGTATCACTTGAACTCTTTATAGATGCACTTTGTCTGTCGCACTCCACTAATATTGTATCCAAATATTCAGTTGTCATTTAATATATAATATATTTTTATTTTAAACCGAATCTTTTCTTATATGATTTTATATTCTCTTGACGACTTGTAGAAGGTCCCCAAAGGATATACCAAGAAAGATATCCTGCTCTTGTATAATCTCCCGTTTTTAAATCCTTCTGGTGACGGGTTCTATATCTCTTCCTTTGTATCTTATCCTTAGTAATCGTGAAGTCATCCATCCCGCGACTACCAAAGTGAGTAGTAGTTGTCCTCCCATTATCCTTTGTAAAGACTGCTTTTAATTTTTTCTTTGGATTATCAGATGCTGTTATCTTTACTGAAACCATGTTTAAAATATAAATATATAAAAAAATCATTTATGCATTCATAATCGTAAATAGACCACCTTCAAGACTTGCGAGACGATTATATTCAATAAATGTGCGAAGAGTGTAATCACCAGCAACCATAGCAGTTGCCTTGTAATGTAACTCAATCCCTCTTACGCCGACCCTCCCGTTAGTAAGGCGAGTCGCAAGATAATACTGATTACCAGCAACTCCCGCATTACCATTTTGAGCACGATTGAAATACTTAAATGCTGTGTATCCATTATTACCATTATTAGAATATCCATCACGAGTTACGAATAATAATCCTTCACTCTGAGTATGGTGAGAGAATAATCTGGATTTATTAGTGATGCTGGTGGGGAATTCAAATCGGTCGTTGTAACGAACATTATATTCAATAGCACCCGTCAAACCAGTTCCACCATTACGCGGAGGACATACAGATTTGTAAGGACCCGTAATCATCTGGTCTGTCCCATCATCTTGATTAACCATAGTAATGACTCGGCTACATAATCTGTTCGCCATACCAACATTTGTGACAATCCCAGCACCTAACTGAACATCTGTGACAGTCTGCTTGGAAAGGCGATAATCAGGGAAAGAAAACTCAATACGAGGATTAGCATCGGCATATCTTTGCATAAGGTCACTATCAGTATAGAAGATGTAATCGGCACAGAATTTAAGTTCATTGCGGTCAATCGTAAAAGCACCATCCGCAGTAGCAGCAGCATCAAGAATGACACGCTTATTAACCATCGGCGACCAGTGTAGTTCAATACTCATCTGTTGGTCTATCATGTATAAAGGAAGAGAATGTGTCGCAAGGAACGGGAAAAGGTCAGATAAATCTACCGAATATACAGGAGATTCCGCCGCGGAACCACCTACCATCTGACATACAGGTTGAGGTCTGAGGTCTGCCCCTTCTATTTCCAAAGCATCATCACGGCTATAATCACGACCATTTGACATACCATATTTGTTAGCATCAGCACGACTCTGGAAAGTAACTGGGACAAGGTTACCACCTCCCGCGGGGAGCAGTTCGCGGTAAATAAATTCAGTCGCCATACATCTACCCGTCGTAAATTGTTCGCGAGCAATCCCTGTTTCATTATTAATCTGTGCAGATTTTGCCTCATGTAAAAAATTCCAATCGGTAATTTCATTTAAAACAGCATTACCGACTTTGAG